TCACGGTTGCGACCGGGGTTCGAATCCCCGTGGGGACGCCACTCTAACCCCCGATTCGGGGGCCGCGACGCGGTAGTGCAGCGTCGCGGAAAGCGTTCGAGGATCCAGCTCGACGCGCTCGATCAGTTTGATCACCGACGCCCGCAGCTCGCTGCGGGCGTTTTGCTTTGCTTCCTCGGCCAAGTCGGCCAGCACGCGCTGCACGGCGCCGACGGTGATGGCGTCGACGTTGCGGGCCTGTGTCGCCTCGCGCTCGAGCGCCTGTAGCTGCGCCTGCTTCTCGCGCCGTTCCAGCTCGAGCTCGTCCACACGCCGCAGAGCCGGCGACGGATCCTCGAGGCCGGCTGCCAGATCCAGCGTGCGCGCAATGCGTGTGCCGAGCGCGGCGACGTCGGCACGAAGGCGCCGAAGCTGGCTGCCGTCGACCTCGCGCGCGAGTGCGGCGCGAGTGCCTTCCACCAGCGCGTGGGCAAAGTCAGGGGAGGCGAGATCCGCGAGCACCTGCTCAAGGACCGGACCTTCGATCGCCGCGCGCGCGATCGAGCGCTGGCCAGCATGGCCTTGGTCCCACCGGTAGCGATCGCGCTCGGCCCACCACTTCGTGCCATCCGGGGCGTACAGCAGCCCGCCAAGAAGGGCCTCCGAAACGCGATCGCGCGTCGCGGCCGCGCGCGCTTGGCGTCCCGCGGCCTTGGCCTCGAGGCGGCGCAGCAGCTGCTCGGCCTCGTCGTCGGTGATCAGCGCCTCGTGCGTGTCCCGCTGGATCTCCCATTCCGACCGCGGCCGGCGCTTCGCGCCGCCGCGATAGCGCCCGCCGTCTCGCTCCGCATGCACGCCCCAGACGGTGTGGCCGGCGTAGGTGAGGGCGTTCCACTCCATCCCGATCAGCGAGCTGTCCGCCACGCTGGCCAGCCCCGCTGCGCTCGCGGCGCGCACGCGCGGCACGCCGGCCGCGCGATCGCGCAGGTACCGGGCGACCGCTTCGGCGCATGCAGGGTCGGGCTCGAGGACGCTCTTGGTGACGGGCTGGCCATCGCGCACCGCGCCGGTCGCTCGCTGCACCAGGCGGTAGCCGGTCGGCGCCCTCCCGCCGGCACGGAAGCCTTGGCGCACGTTCTCGCGCATGCCGGCCAGGCCCTTCTGCCGAGACGTCAGGCTGTGCCACTCGTCCATCGCCTGCAGGATGGACTTCAGCAGCATTTCCGTGACCGGGTCGGACTCCGGCAGCGACTTGTACACGACACGCACGCCGTGCCGCTTGCACTCGACTTCCTCGAAGACGATCGCGATGTGCCGGCGTCGCGCAATGCGGCTGGTGTCGAGCACCAGCAGGGTGTCCCACCGGCGGTTCGGGTCCCGGATCGCCTTCAGCAGCGCCTGAAAGCCGGGCCGATCCTCGTCCTTGCCGGACTCGACCGCGTCGGCGAACTCCTCAACGATCGACAGCTGCCGGCTCTTGGCCAGCTGCTGCAGCTCCCTCCGTTGCGCGTCGATCGACACGTCGTGCCGGTCCTTGCTCGAGCGCAGGTAGAGAGCAGCGGGAGTCGTCATGCGGGGGCTTCAGGCGCGAGACCACGAGGGGGCCGAGCACGGCCGCGACCAGGCGCGGGTCCGGCCGGTTGATTGCCCGAAGTTTAACGATACTGCCCCGTCTCATGGCTCCGGCGACATCCATTCCGCACGGGTGCGCCACTGCCGGCGCATCTCCTCGATTACTTCCTCGGCGGCAGCGGCGCCGCGCTTCTCGGCGATGCGCTTACGCAGTCCGCACACCATCTCCGCGGTGGTGTAACCCTCGCGGAGGTAGTGGCGGGCTTCGCAGACGCGCCGCCACTCCTCGCTCCAGGTGTCCCGCTGCGCGCTCACCGGCGCGCGCCTCCCTGCCTCCGCAGGGTCAGGCTGCGCGCACGGCGCGTGCGCGTCGCCACGGAGGCGTAGCGGCGGATCCAGAGCCGAAACGCACGCGCCTGGCACCAACGTGTGCGATCGCCGCCGCTCGAGTAGCACACGCGGCCGCCTGCGACGCTCACCACGCGCCGCGAGGGCGTCCGCGTGGCGGCGGCACGGGTCACCCAAACCTGGCCGGCAACGATGCGCTCACGCATAGACGGCGGCCTCGACGCGACGCAGCTCGCCGACGTTGGCCTCGACCAGCGCGCGCGCCATCGGCGGACACACGCTGTTGCCGCACATCCGCACCTGGGCGTCCTTGGGCAGCCTGCGGCCGTCGACGCCGCGGTCGATGACGTAGTTCTCGGGGAAACCCTGCGCGCGGAACAGCTCGCGCGGGGTCAGCATCCGCAGGCCGATGTCGGCGATCGCGTAGTCGGTGCCTTCGACCGTGACCAGCCCCATGCGATCGCGCGTCGGCACTGTGTGCATCGGCTCGTCGCAGCCGGCGTGCTGGCCGCCCGCGCTGTAGAACTTCACGAGGAAGGCGCGCACCTCGGCGTGGTGCAAGCCCTGCGCGCTGACGGTGTGCAGCGGGGCTTCCGCCTGGCTGCCGATGTTGTCGCCACGCAGCTTCACCAGCGACGTCGCCACGAGCTGCTGCTGGCAGCCCTTCGCGGTGATCGTGGACAGCGGCGCGTCCACCGCGCGGCCGCCGCCCTCGTAGTTGCCGGCGTTTGCCTGCTCCATGTGGACGGCCACCACCGCCAGCGGCGGGTTGCCACCGGGGCGCTCGCTCTCGCCGTTGGCGGTCACCGTGGGGAACGGCGCATCGGCGGCGCTGCCGGCGTTGTCGGCCCGGTACTTCGTGAGGAACGTGGACACGACGGCCTGATTGCCGGTGGCGGTCACCGTCTTCGCCGGCTGCTCGACCGAGTGCGCGCCGTCGGACCAGCGCCGGCTCCCGTTCTGCCCCACCTCGGCGTGCGCGACGTCGACCAGCGTGGGCGCGGCCAGGTAGGTGTGGTTGCCGGTCAGGAGCGTCGGCATCGGTGCCGCAACGTCCGCCGGCGTGTTGCCGTGGATGTTCCGCACGATGAACGGCCGCGGGTTGTTGAGCACGAAGCGGTCCACGCCCTTCGCGATGCGGCGCAGCGTGGCCTCGGCCAGCGGCCGCTTCACGCCGAGTGCGCGCGCCTCCTCCTTCGGCAGGAAGATCGACGGGCACGGCAGCGAGAAGTCGATGCACTCCGCGGCGCTGCGCCACGGCAGCAGCTTGCCGCTGCGCACCTCGGCGCTGTCCGGCTTGCCGTGAGTCGGCTTCGGCCAGCGAATCGGCAGGTCGTCGCAGCGGGCGATCAGGAAGAACCGTTTGCGAATGGTCGGCGCGCCGTAGTCGCACGCGCGCAGCTCGCGCCACTCTACCTTGTAGCCGAGGCGCCGGAGCTCACGGACCCAGCGGTTGAACGTCCGACCCTTCCGCCGCGGGCATGGCATGCCGTCCGGGCCGAGCGGCCCCCACGTCACGAACTCCTCGACGTTCTCCAGCATGATGACGCGCGGGCGCACCAGCATCGCCCACTTCACCACCACCCACGCCAGCGAGCGGATCTTCTTCGACCGCGGCTTGCCGCCCTTGGCCTTGGAGAAGTGCTTGCAGTCCGGCGACGCCCACAGCAGGCCGACCTGGCGGCCGCGCGTGGCCTGCAGCGGGTTCACCTCGAACACGTCGCAGCGCATGTGCTCCGTGTGGGGGTGGTTCGCCGCGTGCATCGCGATCGCGTCCGCATCGTGGTTGACGGCGATGTCGACGGGGCGGCCGAACGCCTGCTCGATGCCGAGCGACGCGCCGCCGCCGCCGGCGAACAGGTCGACGATCAGCTCGGGGCCGAAGGCGAACTGCATCTGCGGCTCACGCATGGCGCGCCTCCGACTGCCACTGCTCGTACGCCTCCTGCACCCGGTGGAATGCTGCGGCGTCGCCGCCCCGGTCCGGGTGGTGCAGGGAGCGCAGGCGTCGGTACGCGGCTTCGACGTTTGTCGCGTGCGCGTTGCGGGGCACGCCGAGCACCTCCCACCACGGTTCCGCGCTGGACGGACCGGGCAGGGCCGCGAAGCCGGCGAAGGCGCGCGTCAGGATCTCGGCGCCGCCGTGGCGCTCGATCGCGCGCATGGCCTCGAGGGTCGCCGCGATCGCGGCGAGGTTGTCGGCCACCCGCCGGTAGCGGTCGATCGCCATGCAGCGGGTCTCGCCGCCGTCGCGCCAGTAGACCGCCACGCCGGGATCCTGCGGCTCGGGCTGGTTGCTGCGCGGCCACCCGTCCAGCCGCAGCGTGAGGTTGGTGCTCACGACCAGGTCGTCGTCGCGGACGCGCATCACGCGCAGCTGCTCGCGGACGCGCGCCACGGCGTCCGCGACGGTCAGCTCGCCCTTGCCCGTGTATCCGCCCGCTGCCGCTCGCCGCTTCCCGAAGCGACCGGAGTCGCGCTGGTAGCTCGGCGTGCGCTTCCAGCCGGTAGGCCACTGCAGGGGGAAGGCTTGGATCGGCTCACGCATGGTGGCCTCCCAGACGCTCGCGACGCACCGCCTGCGCGCGGCGGCGGATCGCGCGCGGCACCTGGCCGACAGCCAAGCCCGCGTGACGCGGACGATGCGGGCGCGTGCCCCACAGGCGCGCCACCAGCAGCCCAGCGGCAAATGGGGCCACCGAAATCAGCAGGAGGGGCAGCAGCTCACCCATGGCGCACCTCGGCGGCGACGCGGGCCAGCGCCGCGGCGGCGCTCATCGAGGAGGGGCGGGGCAGCAAGTCGGCCACCCGCGTGGGCAGGTCCAGCGCGTCCATGTACTCGGCGAGCTCGATGCCGAGCCGCTCTTCCTGCAGGCCCCAGTCGGGGTCGCGACTGCGCCAGCTGTTCCCCTCCCGCGTCCACATGCGCGTCACGGTCTGCGCCCGGCCCAGCACGAGGCGCGCCGTTTGCGTGATGCGATCGCGCAGCACGGTGATCACCACCGTCGCCATCGGCTCGATGTCGGCGAGCGCGCCGGCAACCGGATCAGGGCCGCGTAGCGCCTCGATGCGGCGCCCGGTGGCGGCGGCGAAGGTCGCAGCCTCGTCCGCGCGCCGCAGCGCTGCTTCGACGAGGTGCTCGCGCTCGGTCTCGTTGGTGATGTGCGGGTCCGCGCGGTGCGCGCGCGCCAGGGCGCGGTACACCGCTTCGTCGGCGACATGGCGGGAGCGCGTGGCCTCCAGCCACGCGACGCTGGCCAGCAGGAAGGCGCGGGAATCGGGCGTGGTAGCCTGCGCCGCGGCCCCGGTGCCCGGAGCCTCGGGGGTTTGCGCCGTCGCGGGCGTTTCGTTCTGCGGTTGCATGGTGCTCTCTCTCCTTCGGGGTGATGGGCCTCGGGAGGGGGTGGCCGCCCCCTCCGCCGGGGCCGCCTGTTACCGCTCGATCCGGAACACCCAGCACTTCTTGCTGGCGTTGGTGATCCGGCTGTTGACCGTCTTGATGTCCACGAAGCGGCGCACGCGCGAGGTGCGCAGGTGCCGCTTCATCTCTGTCATGTCGCAGGGCAGGCGCAGCCCGCGGCGCGCAAGCCGCTCCTCGAACTCGACCAGGCTCACCGCGATCAGCTCCGGATCGCGCGAGTGGTTGATCGACTCCTCCGTGGTCTTGCTGTCGACGTGCTCGAACAGCTCCCAGAACGCCTGCACGTACGGGTGGTCGGCATTGATTGCGCGCTGGCGCTCGATCGCCATCTCGACCAGCAGCTCCTTCGTCTGCCGGTGCTGTTCGTCGGTCAGCCTCACCACGCTGCGGAGCGCATCGACCAGCGCCTGCATCTGCGCGTGGTTCTTCGCGATGCGGACCGACTTGATCTCCGGGTTGGCCAGCAGCGCATCGGTGTAACCGGGCACGCGCTCGAACACGGCCTCCAGCACCTTGTTCTCGCGCGTGGTGGCGGCAAGCACGAAGCCGCTCACGGCTTCGACCGGCATGCGTTCAAGCTGCTCGGCCAGCGCCTTGGTCTCGGGGGTGTGCGCAGCCTTGTCGAAGGACAGGTGCACCAGGCGCTGCAAGATGGCGTCGCTGCTGGTCACCTCGGCGTTCTGCGCTATCACGATCGTGCCGCGAAACGGCGGCTCGCGCGTCTCGTTGCCGCCGTTCTTGACGCCGGTGGCGCGCACCGAGCGGCCGTTGTAGGCGGTTTTCAGCTCGTTCCAGTCGAACGCCCGTTGCTTGGCGCCCTCAGTGTCGCGGTCGCCCTCGATCAGTACGACCGGCAGGCCTGACACCTGGGCGAAGTTGCGCGCCCGCGCCGCGGCCGTGGACTTGCTGGGGTCGAAGCCTTCGTAGTCCCGACGGCCGACCAGCTTCCACAGGAACTCGACCAGCGTGGACTTGCCGGAGCCGGCCTCGCCGATGATCTCGAGGAAGGGGTACGACTTCTGCCGCTCGCGGATCTGCTCGGCGAACAGCGAGCCGAACCAGAACGCCAGCGCCACAACGCCCTTCGGCCCGAAGCACGCCCAGAGCATGTTGAGCCAGTCCGAGCGGTACTCGTCGCGGGCAAGGTTGATGGCCAAGCCCACGCTCTGGTTGAGCGACTTCACCGAGAGCTTGCCGAACTCGAAGTAGTCCTCGTCGTTCAGCGTGTAGATCTGGCCGCCCCGCACCGCCACGTCGCCGAACACCCAGCATCCGTGCTCGCGGCTGTAGCCGATGAAGTCGACCGTCTCGACGGTTTTGATGGCATCCAGCGTCTCGCGGAAGATGCGATCGAGTTGCTGCGTGGTGCCGGTGAACACGGCGCCCGGCGCGATCGCCAGCAGGCGCTTCTTGAACTCCGACGCGCTGGCCAGCTGTGCCGCGGTGAAGGTGTTCTTGATCGGCTTCCGCGTGTGGGGGAAGTCGATCCGGTAGTAATACCAGGACTCGTCGGTCAGCGCGTTGGCCTGGTAGTACAGCGGGTGCGGGTAGCAGTTGGCGATCTCCACCACGCCGCCTGACTCGCGGAGCGCGCGCTCGCGCATCTCCTTCTCGGTCAGCCCTTCGTCGCTGTTCTCCAGCGCCTGCCGCGCCTTGTCGTAGCGCTCCAGATCCAGCTTGAACCAGTACAGCTTGCTGGCGAAGCCGAACGCGAACTCCTTGCGCTCGGTGCGCTGGTACATCAACAGCGCCTTCTCGGTGGCCGACTCGGCGATCAGCAGCGCGCCGTGGTACCGGTACTCCTCGAGGTGCTTCTCGGTCAGCCACCCGCGCTGGTGCGCGACGTTCCAGTCCACCTTGGCGCCGCCACGCTGCGGAATCTGCGCGGCCGTGCAGTCCCAGCCTTCGGAGCGCGCGCGCTCGACCCAGCGCCGGGTGAACTCGCGTCCTGCGGCGTCGCCGTCGAGCGCCCACACCAGCATCGGGCGCGGGCGCTCCGCCTGTCGGCATTCCTCGGCGAGGCGTGCCAGGGCTTCGGCCGGGTAGTTGTTGGACGAGAGCAGGGCACGCGAGGCCGTGCCGTTCAGCTCGAGGGCGACTGTGTCGAAGATGCCCTCGGTCAGCCACAGCTCGGCGGCGCCGGCCGGGCTGTCCGGCATCTGCCACCAGCGCCCCTGATACGACTTCCCCGGCGCGAACCGCGCCTTCTTCTTGCCGAACCTCTCGGGGCGGTCGATCAGCCGCTCCCACCACGCACCGCCTTCGATCGGGAAGCGGACCGTCGCGCTGCTGATGCTCAGCTCCGGGTCGCGGTACCACTCCTGCGAGTAGAGGCCGCGCAGGCGGGTCAGGTCGAAGCCGCGGGCGTACTCGAGGTAGGCGTCGGCGGCCGCGTGCGGATTCTGTTCGCCGGCGACGAAGCGCTCGCTCCAGTTGTCGAACAGATCGCGGTAGACCTCGCGCACGTGCAGCTCGGCCCCGCAGCGGTTCAGGCGACCGCAGCGCGCCACCCACGGCCGCTCGGCGTGCACGTAGAGCTCTTTCTTCCCGCACTCCGGACAGCGCCCCTCGCGCAGCCACTCGCCGCGTTCCTTGAATGCGAAGTCGCGCACGAGGCGGGCGCGGATTTCTTGCTGCAGATCGGGTCGCATGGGTGGGCGGAACTCGGGCAAAAGCGAACCTGTGCCCGGTCAACGCGGCCGGGCGGGAGGTCGGTAGGCAGGGGCGGAGAGGCGGTTAGCCGGCGGGTACAGGCGTCGGCGGGCGGCTGCGCAAGCGCACCAGCTGCAGCAGCTCGCTCACCGTGACCATCGCGACGGCATCCGTGTCGAGGTCGCGGACGATGACCATGCGCGCATTGCTGCGGTCGACGTCCACGATCGCGGCAACGCCGCGCGTCTGTTGTTCGGCGCGCACTTCCATCGCGGCAAGGCGTGCGGCGCGCTCCGGCATGCCGAAGGTCTCCACGAGGTAGGCGGAGCAGCGATCGATCAGGCGGTCGCTGTCGTGATCCAGGTGCTCGGCCTCGTGGCGCGCGTAGAAGCGCTGGGCAGCCACCAGGACCTGTTCGTCATGCCGGTTCATTGGTCTCTTCCTCCAAGTCGAGGCGAAGCTGCTGCAGCAGCAGGCGCTGCCGCACGTGACGGGAAAGGGGGAGATTGATTTCGGGGTCCGGTATCGCCGACGGCGACAGCGTGCGGATGGCCTCGAGGCCGCATACGAAGACGTGCCCGCAGTGGACGTTGAGGCACGTGTAGGTGACTTCTCGGTAGAGCGGCGACATCGCCGTACTGGTCCGGGCTCGAGCGGGGTGCTTGCAGTGCGGGCAGTGCATCCCTGGCGCTTTACTCATGGCGCTGCGCTCCGCGGACGATGCCCTGCTTGAGACCGAGCAACACCGCGGCGCGATGTGCTTCTCCCCTGCGGCCCTTCTTCTGGCCGCTAAGCACCTGGTAGACGATCCCCGGCTGCTTGAAGCCGTGTTTCCGGGCGAAGTCCGCAACCGTCATCCCCAGACGATCGAATTCAGCACGGACCTGCTCAGGGGTACGGACGGACTTGGGGTGCTTCGTGCCCATAGGTCGTGCAAAACTGTGCAGAACTGGAAACCATCATTGAGCAGAAAACTGCTCATGTCAATAGGTTGGGGTGCGACGAAATGCACGATGCACAGGGATTGGCCTTGCGCCTCAGGGAGGAGCGCGATCGGATCGGCCTCAACCAGGCCGACTTTGCCGCGCTCGGGGGAGTAAGCCGCCGCACGCAGGCTGCATACGAGGCGGCATCAACGGCGCCTGACGTGGCCTATCTCTCAGCGATCGCGGCCCACGGCGCCGACGTCGTCTACATCCTCACTGGGCGACCCGCAGCAACGGTGTCCTCCGAAGAATCTGAACTGCTCAGACGGTATCGCGGCGCGTCGCCGGAGATCCGCGCGGCGGCGCTGGCTGTGCTCGGTACGGCGACCGCGGCTACGCAGCCGACCGGCGGCGTCACGGTGAACGGGGGCGCGGGGCAGGTGGTCTCGGGTCCGCTGACGGTGGGGGAGCAGTCCTTCACCGTGGGCGGCCGAAAAAAGGGGAAGCGCAGTTAGGGCACACGGTCAACGTCGGCCAATACGTTGCCGGGGGCATATCGGCGCGCAGGGTGAACATCAGCATTCGCTGTCCCGCGCACTGCAGTTCCGCCGCGCAGGAAGCGTCAACCGCGTGGCTACGCCACGCTTCGTCACGACAGGGGAGTCTCCATGAACGCAGCAACCGAAACCGTCACGACCACACCGCGCAGCGCACCCGTAAAAGCCACATGGGTGTGTCTCATCCTCGCGTGGGTACTGTTCCTGATCCCGTTGCCCGGCGCGGGCGTCTTCGTCGGATGGCCGCTCAACCTGGTCGCCTTCATTCTGGCGATCGTCGTCATGGCGCGCGGCTTCACCCGCAAGGGGCTGATCCCGCTCATTGCGTCGCTGGTCGTGTCGCCGATCGTGTACTTCATCGGCTGGGGCATCCTCGGCGCGGCCGCACTCAGCGGTGATGCGTACCAGGACTACAAGGCGCGCGCGGAAGCCCGGGACAACTCCGCCGCGGCCGTCGAACAGGCCGCACCGGCCGATGCGATCAAGGTGACCGCGGCGGAGCTCTTCGCCTCATACGAGGCGAACGAAGTGGCGGCCGACTCGCAGTACAAGGGGAAGACGCTGGAGATCACCGGCAAAGTGGCTGGCATCGACTCGGGAATGGGCGATGAGCCGGTCGTGCAGCTCGAGAGCTCGAACATGTTCCAGCATGTGCAGGCGCGTGGTCTGAGCAAGGATGTCGCCGCATCGCTGGCCAAGGGCAGCAAGATCACCCTGGTGTGTGAAGGCGCGGGCGAGGTGATTGGCTCGCCAATGCTCGACGACTGCCGAGTGCGCTAACGCAAGGCGCTGACCGCATGGCAGCGGCAGTACTTCGCCGCTGCCATTTTTTGGACGACCGCTACTGCTAGCGGAGGCACGGATGGCGATACCACCGTTCAGTGACCACGGGCTTTTGCCTGCCGGTGTGTGGGATTGCAAACTGGAAGAAGCTGGCTCGGCTCTCTGCTGGAATCAACATCGCCAGCACCTGTGGAAGAATTTTGAGAGGTTCCTTGCCGAGAAGATCAACGGCCAGCTGCCGAAGGGCACGCCGCTGTGGATCGATGGGAGTTTTGTTCGCCGGAAGGAATTCCCTGACGACATCGATGTTGTTATCGACCTTACGTCGTTGGTTGACGATCTCGCTGCGATACGAAAAGCGCTTGAGATACGCATAGCCCATGAGGCAATCAAGAAGAGCTACCGTGTTGATGCATGGGCTCGACACCCAGTCATACCAAACGATCTGGCAGCGTACTTTCAGTACGCTGGCGCGAAGTGTGCGGCTGAGCTGAGCATCAATAACCCGAAGCACCCGAAGGGCATCTTGAGGGTCACCTTATGAGCTGGGCCGAGCATGCAGATCAGACGCTAACGGCGGTGTTGGAGAACATGGTTGCCGAAGGCCTGTTAGCGAAGAGCGTAGGCATGAACCTAACGCCGCGACAGGTGGTTGACGCCAGTAGGGGGTTTTTGCTGGACGTGATCAGGACGGCCATGCCGCTTGCCAGGATCATGGATGCTTCTGACCTGGTTCTTCGCGCCGACGGGCCAGCGGTAGAAGAAGCGGCGATGAAACTCTCAGCCGTGAACTGGCTGACTGGAACAGCAGAACGAGCCATTCGAGGTTTGTCGCGAGCCTTATTTGACCTCGCATCGAGAGACGCGCATGCCTTTTCAAGGGCTCTCGACCTGCGCCTTACGGGGTTTGCTCCCGGGAGTCTGTATGCTGGCTTTGCAGTCGTCAGGCCACCATCCGATCTGCTTGACGAGGATGACGAGCCCGCGATTGCGACGGTCAAGGATACGTTGCACTCCCTCCCCGAAATTCCTCGGTTGATCGAAGGCGACGCGATCAGTCCTGCCATTAGAGACGTGCTTCCTGACCCCGCGAAGCGTGACGCGGCCGTCGACACGCTGTTCCGATTGGCCCCAACCGGCCGGAGAGGGATTGATTCGATCGACATCTCGACGCCTGGTGGGCGAAGCGCCGCGCTTTCGCCTCAAGAGCGAGTCACGTTGAAGCACGTCCTGGATCGACCACAGCTCCACCAGAGGAAGGTCGGGGCGTTCAGTGGCGAGCTACGTGAGATTGATCTCGACATGAGGCGATTTCATTTGAGGAACGTTGCCAATGTCGGAAGTATTCGTTGCGTGATCGAAGCACTTGACCGTCGTCAGGCCAAGCATGCGCTCGGTGAATTCGTGAGGGTAGAGGGCGAATATGAAACCGATCGAGAGGGACGGCCACGTTTGATGGTCGTTCGAGCCCTGCGAGTGTTGGAGCGTGCTCATCAGGGCGAATTGCCCACGTAACCACGCCCACTGCGGGCTAGGGTCTACCGGCGTCGGTCTCGAGTTCCAGCTGGGTAGTGAAGCCACCCGAGCCGGTGATGCTGTGGGTCGCCTTGGCGATCAGCCATCGGGTGGCGTCGATCTCAGGCTTGAAGCCGGTCAGGCGCAGGCGCTGCTCCGGATATAGATCCGCGCGGCCAAGGGCGAGGGTGTACGACATCGTCGCCGCCCCGCGCTGGATGCGCTTCCACTCCGCCTCGGCATGCTCGCGGGCCTCGGCCTCGCTGCTGAACGTGTCGCGTAGGCGCTTCGCGTTCCCGCTTTCGCCGACCAGCACCGACTTGCGCTCCGCGCCGGCCTTGTGGTGCCAGTACGCGCGGACGCCGCTGTAGGTCTCGCGGTCGGCCAGCAGGTAGCGGTGCTGGTCGCCGTCCCTGCGGAAGATCGAAACCGTCGGAAGAGGGTCACCGGCGGCGGTCTGGCCAGCGCCGATAGGGAGGAACAGCAGGCTGCCGTTCTTCACGGTCGCCACCGCGTCGTACCGCTTCGCGAGTCGGCTGAGCAGGTGGGCGTCGCTCTCGCCGGCCTGGTCGAGGTGCTGAATCGAGACGCCGGCCAGCGCTGGCGCGATGCGCGCCTGCAAGCCGTGCTCGCCTGCAAGGTTGCGCACCACTGCGCCGAGTGTCACGCCGTGCCAGCTGCGCTCGCGCCGGCGGCGGATGGCTTGGGTAAGGTCAGCGCTGCGGGCGCGCACGGTGATCACATCGGGCGAGCCGCTGTGCTCCACCTCGTCGACGCGGAACCGCCCTTTGTCGATCATGCCGGCGTCCGCCCAGCCGATGGCGACGGTCAGCTCAACGCCGCGGCGCGGCAGCCCCATACGGCCGTCGTGATCGTGGATACGCAGGTCGAGCTGGTCCGCCTCGCCGCCGCGGCTCTCGGTGAGCGTCAGGTCGATCAGGCGAGGGCGGATCCGCTCGGTCAGGTCCTGGCCGCCTAGTACTACCCGCCACGCTGGAATGGCGTAGGGCTCGCTCATGCGTTCGACCGCGGGCCGCCATCGCGGCCCTGCGCGGCCTCGTCGTCTACACGAAGCAGTCGCAGCTGGAACTCGATCCGGCGCGCCGCACCGTCGGGAAAGAACAGCGTGCGGGTTTCGTTGAGCCCGGTGATCACGAAGGAGCCGTGCACGAGTCCGGTGCCGTCAACCAGCGCCAGCGGGCGGCCCTCGTCCGCCAACTCACGCAGGGTATCCAGGGACGCCGGCGTGCCGGTGAGCTCCGGGGCGACCAGGCCCGAGAGCTCGATGGTTTCCTCGCCAGGGCCGAGAAACTGGTGAGCTGCGCGCGCGCCGACGCGCTCGGTGCTGGCGTGGCGCCATGCGACGGAGCGTTGAAGCTGCTGGTAGGCGAGTTCGGGCAGCGAGAACACGAAGGTGCCGAGCGCCATCATCATCGCGGTATGCCTCAGTCGCCGTAGTCGCCGAGCCGGGAGCGCTTCTGGGCGGCACGCTCGCGCTCGAGCAGCTCCAGCTGCCGGCGCACCTCGCGCGCCACGGCCTGCACGTCCATCCCCGGCGCTGCATGAATGTGGATGGCCTCGATGTGGATCCCCGCGCCGCCGGCGAAACCCGCGGCGGGCGCCACCGCGACGGGCGGGCGGTTGTCGACCGCCACAGCGGGCGTCGCGGCCGCCGCCAGCGCAAGACCGGCGCCGGCGTGCTGCAAGCGGGTGCCGAACGCGTTGATGCGGTCCAGCGGCGCGCTCTGGCCGCGTGCGATGCCTCCGGCGAAGCCCTGCATGGTGTAGACGCCGAGTTGCGCGAAGACACGCGACGGGCTGTGGATGCCCAGCAGCCGCTTCAGCGCGCCGATGGCGCCGTTGCCGATCGACGCCAGCGCGTCCTTCACCGCGCCGAGCCGGGTGCGGATGCCTTGCACCAGGCCGTCGATCATCGCGATGCCGGCCTGCAGCAGCTTCGCCGGCCAGCCGCCGAGGATGCCGTTGATCGCCTGCCACATCTGCTGCAGCCCGGCGCGAAGCCGCGCGCCGTCGCCGGTGAAGATGCCGGCCAGCGCATCCCACGCGCCGGCCACGTACTGCTTGATGCCCGCCCAGAGCTGCGCGAAGTACTCCTTGATGCGCCCCCAGTTGCTCACAATCACGCCTAGCGGCGTCCATGCGAGCATGCCTTTCACCACATCCCAGGCGATGCTGGCTTTCGCCTTGATGGTCTCCCACAGGCCGAGGAACCAGGTCTTGATCGGCCCCCAGTTGCGGTAGATGAGGTAGGCCGCGCCGGCGAGTGCTGTGATGCCGAGGATGATCCAGCCGATCGGCGTGGTGAAGAGGGCCACGCTGAGCAGACGGATCACGCCGATCACCTTAGGCACCACGCCGCCGGCCAGCCAGCCGAGCACCTTCCCGACGCTCGTGAACAAGGGCAGCGCCTTCACCAGCACCAGCTGAAGGCCCGCGAATGGCATCAGCACGGTGCCGATGGCGACGGCAATCGCGCCCAGGCCGATCAGCAGCGCGACGCACGCCGCCGCGACCTTGAACAGCACCGCGGCGAGCTGCGGGTTCTCCTTGACCCACGTCTGGAAGCCCGCGGTGACCTCACCGAGCCACTGCACGAGCGCCTTGAGCTCCGGTTCGATCGTCTCGCCGACACTCGCCAGCACGTTGGTGGCCGTGCCGGTGGCCGCTTCCCAGAGATTCTTGAGCGTGCCGAGCTGCGAGTTGACACGCTGCTGCAGGCTGGCCTGCGCGGCCATCTTGCGCTGCACCTCCTCATAGCCGGCCTTGCCCTTGTCGATCAGCAGCGAGACGACCTGCAGCGTCTCGGCATCGTCGCCGAACAGCTTCTTGATAACGGCGAGGCGATCTTGCGTGTTCAACCCCTTGAGCTTCTGCAGCTGGGCGAACATCTGGTTTAGGCCACCGAACTCGCCCTTCCCATCGGTGAAGTCGAGCCGGATGCCGGTCGGCTTGAGCAGGCTGTTCGCCTTGCCGACCTTCTCGGCATCCATCGCGTACTGGAACACCTTGCGGTACGCATTGCCGGCCTGTTCGCCGGCCATGCCCGCCTGGTCTGCCATTACCAGCAGCGGGGCGAGCGCGTTCGTCGCGGCGAGACCCCGCATCCGCAAGGTGCCGAGCGCGGGCGATAGCTTGCTGAAACCCTGCAGCATGTTGTCGTGATCGACGCCCAGGTAGAACGTGCGCTGGATGACGTCGGCCAGCCCCATCATCTCGGCTTCGGTGGAGCGCGTGGCGTCCTGCAGCTTGGCGGCAAACTGCGCGGCTTCGGTGTACGGAAGGCGCAGCTGCGCGCCGAGGTAGGCGGTGGCCTCTCCGAGCCCCCCCAGAATCACCTGCGACGACATGCCCTGCCGCCGCAGCATGGTGAACATCTCGTAGAAGTCGGCCGTGGTGCCGGGCAGCCGGTTGCCTAGGCGTTGCGCCAGGGCGTCGATCCGGGCGTAGTCCGCATGGATCTGGCCGTTCGAGTGCATCATGGCTGCGCGCAGCTGCGCCGCGGCTTCCTCCTGTGCCGCGAAGGCGGCGACAGGCGCCATCACGCCGCGGGCAGCGACGCCGCCTGCGGCCATCGCCCCGGCGCCGTGCGCGGCCATCGTCATGCCGGCGCCATGCATCTTGCGCATGCGCTGCTGGGCGCGGCCGAGCGCCTCGAGGCGGCGCTTCTGCTCGCCGATCTGGCGGTTGGCCTGCTCGATCTCGGTGCGCAGGCGCTGTTCGTGCTCTCGGAAGCGGCTGGTGGCGATCCCGGCCGCGGTGAGATCCGCGCGGACCGCTTTGAGGGCCCGCAGGTTGCCCATGTGCGCCTGGCGCAGCCGCTCGGCCTCCGCGCGCGCCCGCTCGTAGGCTCGCGCCGCCGCGCGGCTGGGCGCTTCTGCAGCGCCGAGCTGCTCGGCCATCTGTCGCACGCGCTGTTGAGCAGCCCGCAGCGCGATCGACGACGTCTTCGTCTCCTGCGTGAGGCGGCGAAAGCCGTCCATGCGCGCCTGCATAGCGTCCAGCGACTTGAGCTGCTCGCGAGCGGCGCGCAGCGCCTTGGCGGCGCCGCTGCTGCCGCCCATGACCTTGCGCAGCGGGCCGGTGGCGCGGTCGATCGCGCTGAGGATGACCTGCAGGCGGAGATTGCCGGAGCCCGCCATGTCAGGCGGCCTCCGGCGTCAGTTCGGCGACGCCTTGCAGTTGGGGAGGAGGTGGCGCAGCGCCGCCGCGATCAGCCGGTGCAAGAGCATCAGCGCGCCGATGGCGCACAGGCCGAGCAGGGTCGCGATCAGAAGGACGAGGAAGGTCACGCATCCACGTTACCACGTCAGTCGGCTCCGCTGCGTTCGCGGGCGCGCTCGCGCCACTCCATCAGTTCCTCTAGGGGCATCACGTCCATCGTCGCGGGTGTCCAGTGGAACACCGCGGCGACGTCGGCCATGGCGTCCTCTACGTGCCGGGGTACAGGGCGGCCCGATCCGCCTTCGTCAAGAAAAAACCAGCGAGCTCCCCCCCGAGCTGCAGCAGATCCGGCAGCTCCATGGTCTGGACGTCGTGCGTGGTGAGCGTCGGGACCGTGATGCGTGGAAGTACGGTCTGCAGCGCGCCGACGTCCATCCGAAGCAGGTCCGCCAAGGCGACGCCGCGCAGCTCGCCGGCGAGCGGCTTGCGCAGGATGACCTGCTCGATCTTCTGCTCGCCACGCACGATCGGCGTATCGAGGGTGACGGTGGCCTGGGCGCGGATGGGGGCCGCCGGGGCGGCTTCGTTCTTAGACATCGGGGCTCTCTCTCAGAGGAAGGGGGTGCGGCCCAGCGCTGGCCGGGCCCGGGGTGGTCAGGCGCCGATCGCGCGGCGCTGCTCAGCGAGGCGGTCCACGCCGCCGACGATCTCGACCATGTTCACCAAGTCGATCTCGATCTCGACGACGCCGTTGACGACGAGCTTGTAGTAGCTGCAGGCCGTCTTGACCGCGAACTCGGTGTCCTCGCCGGCCTTCGCGTTGCCGGGGTCGATCTCGCTGTGGCGGCCGCGCACAACGATCTCGACCGCGTCCACGGCGCCCGTGTCGTCGCGCTGGTACGCGCCGGCGAAGCGCAGCTGCACGGCGTCGTGGCGGGTGACGCCGTACTGGCGCAGCACGCCGCGCATGAGGCCGCCGCACTTCCACTCCAGCTCGATCTTCTCCTGGCCGAAGTCGATCGGCACCGGGCCAGACATGCCGCCGCCGCGGTAGTCCTCCATCGTGCGGCTGAGGGTCGGCAGCTTCACTTCGCCGACCTGGCCGAGGTAGCTGTCGCCGTCGTTGAACAGGTTGAAGTTCTTCAGCTTGCGGGGCAGGGACATGGACGTCTCCGGAAGTCAGGCAGGCAGTCGGCGCCGCGGTCAGCCGGTGACGCGGCTGGCGAAGTCGGCGAGGTAGCGGTCGGTGATCCGTTGCCGCAGCGTCAGATCCTCGAGCGGCGGCACCGGGGTGTAGTCGTAGTCGATGTACAGCTTTCCACTGGCCAGCGACTGCGAGGTGTTCTGCGTTTCGTCGTACCAGGCGCGCGCCTCGATCACGTAGCCGCCGGCCTTCAGCTCGCGGAACTTCGCGTTGATCGACTCGATGATGTCGCGCACCAGCGAGGGATGCATCGGCTTGTCGACCGCCCAGAGCAGCGAGTCGGCGATGCTGTCGGCGAGCACCTGGGCCGTTCGAACGGAGCTCTCGAACGCGAAGAGCGGATCATCGCTGCAGGTGCGGCTGCCCCAGAAGCGGAAACCGTTGGCGTTCACCAGCGTGGTGACGTCGCCGGCGTTGAGGTAGCCGGCATCGGTGCTCGGATCCTGCAGATCCCAGTGCACGTCGCGCGAGATGCCCGTAACGCCCGAAACTGGGACGTTGGACAGCGTCTTGTGCCAGCCCTGCTCCTGGTCGATCCGCGCTCGCAAGCCGACCGCGCGTGCGGTCGCTGGCGCGGCCTGGGCGCTGTTGGTGGTGGTGTTCCACGAAAGGAAGTCGGGCCAGATGATCATCAGCTCGCGATCGCCGAAGTCCTCGCGGTAGCTGACCGCATCCTCTTTCGTCGCTGCGCCGGCCGCGCTCACGTAGGCCATGCCGCGCAGCTTCTTGGCGACCACTGCCAGCGCCGTGGCGACCGCCTGCGTGTCCAAGCCGGGGCAGGCAAGGATCCGCGGCCGGACACCCAGCTGCGCCTGCGCGGCCAGCAGCGCCTGCATCCCGGTGTACGTGCCGCCCGTGGTGGCGCCGATCACGTTCGTGGTGGTCGCCGCCTCATCGGCCCCGGTTTCGACGCGCACGACGACGGTGATCGGATCCGCCTGGTCGGCGATGGCGCGCAACGTCGCGGCCAGCGTGCCGTTCGTGCCCGCCTTGGCGAGCGCACCGCGCAGATCGGTCAGCAGCACCGGCTTGTTCAGCGGGAACGCGGTGGCGTCCGCATCGCTCGCCGTGCAGACGACGCCCACCACTGCGGTGGACACCATGCGGATGTGGCGGGCGCCGTTGTTGATCTCGACGACGCGAACGCCGTGGTGGTAGCTGGAGGTCATGAGGCTCTCCTGGGGCTTCAGTGGGCGCGTAGGCGCAGGGGCAGGGTGAGGCGGGTGTAGGCGTTGGCCGGCGCGACATCGGTGCGGCGCCCCTCGATCTCGACCGTGAATGCGCCAGGCGCGTCGCCGGCGGTGATCCCGACGCGCGTCAATCGGATCCGCGGCTCCCAGCGCATCAGCGCGGTGGCGGTGGCGCCGTACAGCTTCGTGCGCGTGGCGCCGTTGAAGGGCTGGTCGATCAGCTCAGGCAGGAGCGAGCCGTAGTCGCGGCGCATGACGCGGCTGCCGAGCGGCGTGGTGAGGATGTCGGCGATCGACTGCCGCAGGTGTTCCTCCCCGTCGAGCGCGCGGCCGGTGCGAGCATCCATCCCCCTCATGCCGGCGGCCCCGAGAGGGCGCCGCCCGACATGACGCCGCTGTGCTTGTGGGTCTTCAGGCTCTTGCCGCCGCCGATCACGTCCACCTCGGCCTCGGCTCGGCCTGTAATGGAGACGTCGCCGTCCACCTGCGTGTTGCCGTTGATCTGGGTGTCGCCGTTGATGGTCACCGGGCCGTTGATGGTGACGCCGCCATCGGCGGTGATCTCCGCGGTCCCGCCGCCCGGAAGCGTGGCCTTCAGCGCGTGCGCGGCGTGGTCGTACTCGATCTGCGCGCCGTCTGGGAAGCGCACCAGGTGCAAGGTGTTCGACGAAGCAGGCGCTGGGAAGGCGTCGGAGTACACGCCGCGCAGCGCGACGGCGCCGTGCGTATCGCCGCCCGGCGAAAGCAGCATGATCTGCTCGCCGACGCTTGGTGCCGACCACTCGATCGAGTCGCCCGCGCGGGGAACGAACCAGGGCAGCCAGTCTGTCGTGATCTCGCCAGTCTGGACACGGCAGCGGGCTGCAGCGTGATCCACCTCGCAAACAGTGCCGAGGCGGATCACGTTGCTCTGCTGGCGCTGAAGTTCGGCGAGCGAGTCCATGTCCGCGATGGTGTCGGCGTTGGTGCCACGACGCATCGCGCTCGGCATGTGGCGGCCCGGTTTACAGCGGGCCGCGCATGACGTTTAGGCGGGTTGGAAGATCGGTATGTACAAGTCGCGCGGAGTAATCCGCCACGCGTCCACCCTGACCAGCGGCGATCCGCCGCGCGCAAACGCCCACGCGACGAGCTCGCTGCAGAACCAGGCGTCGGTGTCCTGCCAGCGCCTACGCGCGCCGATGCCTAGCACTCCACGCCAGTCGTACGGCTTGCCGACCTGCGAACGCGCCGCCGCAAGCACGGCGCGTGGTGACCGCGCCGGCACCGCGATGACTTCGTACTCGCTCGCTTCGGCGAGCAGGTCCGCGAGCGGCCTCACCCTCACGCCCTGGCCTGCGGCTGCCTCCACGATCTCGTCACCGTCGATCAGGGCGACGTGCGACCACTCGGACCACAGGAATGTCCGCAGCAGAATGCTTCCCGGCGCGTGCCTGCGCGTAAAGACGACGTCGACGGCCGGCATGGCTAGGCGTCAGGGTGGTACTGGTGATCCGGGATGGGGCCGTCGAGGATCTCCGCTGGGCGCTCCGGGTGGTCGAGCAGGCCCGGGATCGTGGCCAGCGCGTGCACGCCTGCACGCGTCGTCGGGTCGTCGAGATCAACATACGGGCCATCGGACAGCATGCGGTTGAGCCGCTGCAGCTTGGCTGCGATCAGCATGTCCGTGTCGGTTGCGTCGGGGCGCATGGCCCGCAGGATGAACAGCTCGGAGCGATCGTTCTCTTCATCGGAGAGGCGCTCGCGGAATCGACGCGTGGTCACCCATCGCCTCCGAACGGATTGCGGCGGCGTTACCGGCTCGGGCGGCACGAACGTGTCATCGACGAGGGTCCAGCCCAGCCCCGGTGCCGGGTCGTGGTCGGTGACATCGACCGCATGCGGAAAATCTTCGGGCTCACCGAGCACGATGTTCTCGATGGTGTCGCCGGCAAGGAGTGCGAGAGTGCGAGCCATTACAGGCCCTCCACGAATTCGAGGACAAGGAATCCAGGGCCGCCGGCCTGGCCAGCCTGCCCAGAATTTGATGAGCCAGCGCCGCCGTAGCCGTATCCGTTGCCGTTGGCGCCGAATGGCGAGGGCGTCCCCTCGGTGTTTGCGGATGACGCCTGACCGGCCGGGTTCTGTTGCGTCTGGAAGCCGGCCATGCCGCATCCGAGGGAACGAATGGCGGTGGCGCCCCTGGCAGCGTTCGCCGCAGCGCGCTCCACGTCGATGACGAAGACGTTCGCGCTCGAGGTGACGTTGCTCGCCACGAGCACGTTCTTCCCGTACATCATGGGCACACCGCCGTTACCGCTTCCCGATCCGCTGTTGCCGCCCTGGCCACCCCCAAGCCGCAGGATCTCGATGGCGTTCATGGAAACCGCCGTGTGTCCACCTGTGGCGCCCGCGGTCGAATCGCGGACGCCGGCCGCACCGCCTGCACCGATCACGGCTGCGAGCGTGGTGATGCCCGGTGGAATGACCAGCGGATGCTCCCAGGCGACCGCGCCGGAGGCTCCGGGTCCGCCAGCGCCGCCACCGCCCGCGCCACATCCGGTGACCCTGACGATGCCCTTGCCGCCTTGTGCCCAGGACGGAATTGGCACGGAAGGGTTTGAGGCAGTCAGCGTGACGACCTGGCGGCGCTGCGTGCCGCTCAAGAGGGTTGCGATGTCGCTAGCAAAGCGGCCCATCACGCGCTCTCCTCGAATCCGTGCACGCGGGCCGAAACGCCAGACGCGCTTGCACGTACTGTGATCGTCTCGCCGGCTGCGAGCGCGATCTGCGTCCTCTCCAGGACGCCGCTCGGCGGAATCTTGGCGTCGTACTCGAGGAAGTCGGCATTGTCCGGGGCCGCGCCAGCGGCACCGCTTCGCACCGCTACCCGCACGGTGACATCCGCCGCACCACGGTTGACCAGGCACACGGAGGCCGTTGCCACGTTGCCGGCGGGAACGGTGTAGAGGTCGGTGTTTGTGTTGGCGGCCAGGTCGGCCTTGCCCAAGCGTCCGGATGGCATCGGGGGTTCTCAGCGGTTGCGGAAGAAGCGGTAGGGCCTGTCGGCCTTGAATGCAGCGGAGATGGCGCTGTCGACGTAGCTCTCGGATGCCAGGCCACTGGTCGCTGCGGCGATGGCGCCGTCTACGTAGCCGCGAGATGCCAGGCCATCGGTGGCCTCAGCGATCGCGTCGTCGACGTAGTCCCGAGAGGCGAGCACGACCGACGGGTCGATCGCCAAGCTGATTGCGCTGGCCGACGCCACCTCGAACACCAGCTTGATGATCAGTTCCTTGCCGGACCCTTCCGACAGCTGCGGCTTGTAGCTCTCAGGAAAGTTGCCGTACACGAGCAGGTCGCCGTCGGCGTCAAAAAGGCCGACCTCGCGGATGGTCCATCCCCCGACGTTGGGCGCAATGACGCGCTGCGCCGTTAGGTAGCTCGGATTGACGGGGTCCTGCGTCAGCGACCCAACGGGGCCGCGATTGACCTCGCGCACGAGAGCTGCGCGGTTCTCGACGGGTGTCACCGGCGCGCCCCCACCGTCGCCAAGCGCCATCTCGGTGATGTTGACGGTGGTGCCTTCGGCGATCGCGGTGGCGAGCTTCTGCTCGCCGATAGTGGTAAGGACGCTGTAGTAGCTCATGGGTGCACCAATGGAAGGAGGGTCACGATCTCGTGCGCGACCACCGCGCAGGCGACGCGAACTGAGGTGGGCGCACTCAACTCGCTAAGTGCATACGGGAGCACCTCGACGGTTTCGGCTGCCACCGTCGCGCCGTGGAAGCGAAAAGTGTTCGGCAGCCTCGCGATGAGGCTTACTCGGCTCAGATGGCTCCGCGCATTCTTGGTTTCGAGCGCGATTCGTTCCAGCTCGTCATACAGTTCGGCGCTGATGCCGCGAGCATCGAGCCGTGCCTCTATCGCGAAGGTGTAGGGCGGCGCCGGCGGCGACTCTTGAAACCACTCCACGACGTCTGTGGCCCAGCCCAGCGCGGCGAGCGCCCGCTTGACGGCGCCGGCCGTGCCCTTGTGCCGGTGGACTAGAAAGCTGGCTCGGATCGCATCGCGCTTGGCTTGCTCGGGCCAAGCGGCGTCCCACACATCGACGGAGAGGGCATCGGCAAGCCACGGGAGTAGGGCGACAGGGCACGTGTCCGCGTTCCACAGCTTGTGCAATGGCACGGGCACGCTGGCGATCGCCTCTGCCATGACGCGCTCAAGCGCCCGCTCGGCGGGCGTAGCGTTCGGCGGCAGCAGGCTATTCATCGACGCCACCTGCGACGATCGTGATCCCAGTGCACCAGGCCGCCTGCGTTCGATCGATCGTCAGATCCTCGCTTGGCGAGGCAAGCTGCACGCGCTGGACGCCTTCGGCATGCAGTGCGGAGTAGATGCCGGATAGCGGGACATCACGCCCGAGACGATGCGACTCCGCCACGTACCGCTCGAGGCGACGACGCGCCTCGGTCAGCACAAGGGCGGCGTCAGGCCCAGAGTAGGTGTAGACCGTTGCGTGCACGCTGTAGGGCACGATCTGCGCGCCTTGCACCGTGACGTTGTCGGTCAGCGGCCGCACGCTATCGTCGCGCAGTTGCGCCGCGACGGCGTCGATGAGTGCTTGGTTCGCGGTGCCGTCGCCCTGTCGGGCAAGGAGCGTGACGACCACCTGGCCAGGAGATGGGCTGGTGGCGCTTGCATCGAGCACGTCCGGGTGCGCGCTGAGTGCGTGGTAGACGTACGCGCTCTCGGGCCCTGCGACGCTATAGCCCTCCGGTGCGAGCTGGATCCGCCTCCGCAGTTCCGCGTCGCCCTCCATCGTCGGAGGCACGCCGCGCACAGGGTCACCGGGATCCAGTTGGCGACGGGTGACGCCAAGCAGAGCGCCGAGGTGATCGAGCTCGGAACCGCGCGCATAGGCGAGCAGCACGGCGCGCGCCTTGTCGTTCACCCGTTGCAGGATGTGCAGGACGTAGAGCGCGCAGACCTGCAGCAGCTTGTATGCCGGATCTGCTTCCGTCAAAGCCGTAAACTGCGGCTCATACTCCCGCAGCTTGGACAGCATGCCGGCGAAGATCGTCTCGTAGTCGAGTTCTTCGACCACGTCCGGTGCGGGCAGGCGCGACAAGTCGACGGCAGTGAGTTTGGACATGGCAGCCGACGCGAAGGGCTGCGTCAGGCTGTCCGCCGCGGTCACGTGCGGCAACGACGGCGCCTTGTCCCCCCGAGTTCTACAGCGTGCGGCAGCTGCGCCTGCGGCGCTGCCGCGACAGGCTCAGCGCCCCGCCGGCGCCCCCGGTTCCGTTCGCCCCGCTGACGTTCGTGCACAGACCGCTCTTTCCTTGGCCTGGCAACAAGCGCCGCCTGGCCAAGCACATCCTTCCTCTGCTGACCGCCCCGCACCGCACCTACGTGGAGCCGTTCGCCGGCAGCGCCGCGATCCTCTTCATGCGCGACCCTGCGCCGATCGAGGTCATCAACGACATCAACGGCGAGCTCGTGCGCCTGTACCGGTGCGTGCAGCACCACCTCGAGGAGCTGGTGAGGCAGTTCCGGTGGGCGCTCGTAAGCCGCGAGATGTTCCGGTGGGCACAGCTGCAGCACGTGGACACGCTCACCGACATCCAGCGCGCGGCGCGCTTCTTCTATTTGCAGAAGCTGGCATTCGGTGGAAAGGTGGCGAGCCAGACGTTTGGCGTCTCGCCGGGATCCGCGCCTCGCATCAACCTGTTGCGCATCGAGGAGGATCTCAGCCAGGCGCACCTGCGCCTGGCACGCGTCACCATCGAGCACCTGCCGTGGCAGGAGTGCCTGCAGCGGTACGATCGGCCGGAGACGCTGTTCTTCCTCGATCCGCCGTACTGGCAGACGATGGGCTACGGCAACAGCTTCGGGATCGACCAGCACGAGGCGCTGGCCGCTGCGATGCGTTCGCTGCAGGGGCGCGCAATCCTGACGATCAACGATCACCCGGACATGCGCCGCGTGTACGCCGGCTTCAGCTGCGAGCTGCTGAGCATCACGTACACCGTCGGCGGCGGCTCCAGAGCCAAGCCTGCCGGCGAGCTGCTGATTCGCACGTGGTGATGCGGCAGGAGCGCATCGCCCCTGACCCCGAAGGGGTGTCGGGGCAGGTGGGTGAAGTCTTGTCGAGGACAGCCCGATTGCCGTTTGTTCCGCGCATAGGGCAGTTGCTGCCGCAGTGCGGGGCTAGCCGCGGGCCCGGAATGCCGCCGACTGCGTCTCGACGTGCCCTTGGTCATTCACCAAAGGAGCATACAACTCTGACTCGAGCATCTTCTGATAGAGGAGGTGTGTGATGCGATCGGATATATATCCGTTGCTGATTTCAGCGAAACACTCAGCGTTTGTTGATGGCCGCTCGTATAGCGCGCCCTCGTTGCTGAGATACAAAGCCGCCACGAAAACGCCGGTATCGACAGTCCTGAAGGCGTACTCGGTCATGAGCTCGCCATCAGTGGATCGAACGATCCTGGGCGAAGCCGAGAGTTTGTACTGGGCGCATTGAAAGACAGGCGTCAGGTTGGCCGCTGGATGGTAGGCCTTGAGCTGTGAATTGGCCTTGCTCTTGTTGAGGTTCTGGATAAACAAAAGCTGCTGCTCGAACGCGGCTTCCGTTTGCTCCCCCATCTGGCGCGCAAGCTGGACGACATCACCCGCAAAAGTCATCTCCTTCCTCTCCTCAGCGAAGTCCTTTGAAGCTGTATGGCCGCCCAGACAAGCCATGTGCTCGTTGTTGCCGACAACTTGTCGCGCTGCGGCTTCCACGGCGGCCAACGGTTGAGGCTAACCTCAACGACGTGACGCGTCCATTTGACTGGCGCTTCCCGGTCCGCCGCTAAACGGAGATGAATGTCACAAAACCTGCCGTACCTAGGCGCGCTCAGCAGAGGCAGGTGCGGTTGCTCAGGGCTCCGCTAGGTTTGCGAGGAGGAAGGACTGCACCAGCTCGACATCCTCGGCGGTAAAGCCCAGCAGGGCACGGGGCTCGTAGCGCACGCGAGGGCCATCGGGGCTCACGCGATCGACGAGGCCCTCCTGGTGCACGCGGGCGATGCGCGCCGTGCGCCCGACGAAGCCCACCCAGACCTCGCTCGCATTCCCGCCCGCCTTGAGGTGCTTGGCCTGACGCAGGCGCTGGAACATGGCCCGCCGAACACGGCCCGCCTTCTCACGCGCCCGCGGCTTGCGCGGCGCGTAGGCCGTGCCGTCTGGATTGCGCTGCTGAGAGATGCGCTGCTGCTGGGAGCGGCGCATCTCGGTGGCCAGGCGGCGCGCGAGAGCGTTGCGCTGGGCGGGCTGCAGGCGCGCCAGCAGGGGCGCGGCCCATTCCTCGAGGCGGTTCAGCTCGTCCACCGTGTCACCGCGGCGGCACGTGCCACTCGGCGATCAGCTCGTCGCGCAGGTAGACCTGCCAGTGCTCGGCGGTCAGCGCGGGCTCGATTACGGTTGGCTCGGAGTAGTGCTCAACGTCGAAGCCACCATCGGGCCGCGCGTGGACGCCGACGCGCTCGGTGAGCGGTAGCTTGATGTCGAGGTCGACCTTGCCGTGATCGAGGATGTCGGCTTCGAACGTGATCTGGCCACGCGCGGACGGATTCAGTAGCAGCTCGGGCTGGTGCTGCTGCAGCCAGACCAGCAGCGGTACCATCACGGCATCGGGGTGACCGGCGAACTCGGTCAGAATCAGGTTGAGCGTGTACTGGTACTCGAACGAGGCGGTGGCCCCGAAGTTTGCCACTAGGCTTCCGCGGTCGATGAACACCAGCAGCCGGTCCGGGTTGCGCTTCAGGTCGGGCAGCGCCTCGGTGAGGTGGGCGCGCAAGCTGTCCGGCTTGATCACGGCGCGCGCTCCTCTTGGAGGCCGCTCACGTAGTCCTGCAGCCCGATCACCTGCTCTCGGATTTCGTGGCAGGTTGCGTAGTTTCCGGCGACGGTGTCGGCGACGGCAGAGAGCGTAACGCCGGGGGCGGGCGCATCAAGATCTCCGGCGGGTTCACGGAGGGGCAGATTCGCGGCGGCTGCGTCATGCACCCGCACAAAGCCAGCAGGCACATCGCAGCGAGCGTCGGCGCGCGCAGTGACATAGATAGGGATCTCCTTGGTGATGGTGGCGCCGCGCTCGCGCACGACGCGCACACGGTCGACGTAGCGAGTGACCACGCGCTCGGACATGCGGGCCTCCTGAAGTTCTGAGCGCAGTCGCCGGGCGTCCGCTTGCGCGGTCGCGGCCGCTTCCTCGGCCGACCGCACCCGATGCGACTGCAAAGCCACGTAGCCGCCGACGGCGACGAGCAGCAGCAGCATGAGGAGGACGTCGCGCGACATCAGGCCACCCCCAGTGCCGCCTTGGCTCGCTTCGTGCGCTCGATGCGATCGGCGAGCCCATTTGGGACGCGAGTGGTCCGCACCGTGCCGCAGTTGATGCGGCGCGATACCGCCATCACCTCGTCGGCGTCCGCAAGCGCGTTGAGTCCGTTGTCGCGCCACCACGCCGCGGCGATCAACGCGCCCGTGTCGGCCTCGATCGCGAGCTGGGGCATGTCGAGCAACGGCAGGCCGAGTACCTCGCCCATGCGGGCGTAATTGTCGCGGCCGGTGATATGGATGGGGCAGCGCCCTCGGTAGCGCCAGCCGTCGCCGCTGCGCTCGTCGCCGTTGCCCATGCGGCGCGCGTAGACCCGGTTGGCGATGCGCTCGGGTTGGCGTGCGTACTCCCCGGCTGTGACTCGGCTGAAATAGCTCGGGAACACCTCGAGCAGCCGAGCCGCGCTGTAGGACAGGTTCTCCTCGACACGGGAGAGCCCCGCGCTCTCGTGCCCGATCTGGGCGAGGAAGTGCGCGGCGCGGCGTCCGGTGTTGATCCCGAAGCGCTGCATGGCCGCCTTGAGGTGCGGAGCCCAGCGGGCAGCGCGGCCGATCGGGCAGGCCACCGCCTGGGCGAGCTGGTGGTCAGTGAACACGGCGCTCCACCTCGCCCGGCAGCCGGCCGGCCGTGACGCCGCGATCCCCGACTACGATCCACCGCAGCCAAGGGCAGGGTGCTTGCATGGTCATCATCGCGGAGAGAGCGCAGCGCAGCAGCGTGCTGTAGGGATCCGCGCCCACCGCTGGCGTGACGAGGCAGACGCCGCTGCTGGCCACGATGGCGATGAGCAAAGCGACGCGCAGCAGGAAGCGGACGGCACCGCGCACCTCTGCGCGGTCCACGGCATACCAGCCGTCGCGGTGCGAGTCGCGCAGCGCGCGTCCTAGCGCGCCACGCAGGTCGACGCCTCGCACGTACGTGTCCTTGAGCATGGCCAGGCCAGTCAGCAATGCGACGAGCGCAGCCAGCCAGTTGAGCAGGGTGATCACGGGGAGCCTCCGATCGAGCGCCGCGCTCGCGCCGCGAGCGCGTCCCGGATGACCGGGATCAGGGTTTGGGCAAAGAACGCCAGCAGAAGCGCTGTGGCTGGCGCCACCTTTCGCAGGTAGGTGAGCCCGGGGATCTCGCCCAGCACCACCGCGAGCGCGGCGCTAACCGCCGTGTAGACGAAGGCGAGCGCGAACAGCCGCAGGCGGCTGCCGCCGGGCGGCTGGAAGAGCAGGCCGGCCGCGGTGCCGGCCAAGGCCATGAACAGGATCGCCGGCGCGATGCCCACCGCCTCGAACGGCCCGCCCCACGTCAGAAGGCCGGCGGCGGTCGATGCGACCGTAGTGCCGGCGAGCGTCTGGATCGTGGAGAGGCTGACGGACGCGTAGGGCATGGCTCAGTCCCAGAGCTGAAGCAGGGCGCGCTGTGCGGGCGCGGCGGAGGTGGGGTCGGGGAGGTCGACGGGTGTGCCGTGAGGTAACACCGGCCCGAGCTCGGCCAGGCCGGGGTTCGCCTCGAGCGCGGCCTCGACCACGCCGGCGGTTCGGCCGAGGTGACGCCAGCAGAGCGCGTCGAGCGTGTCGCCTTGCTGCGCGTACACCCGCATCAGATCAACTCCACGATCGTGTGCGGCTGGCCGAGGATCTCGCGCACCGCCCAGGTCGCGTTTCGGCGCTGCTCGCCGATCGCCGGATCCATATAGTCCGCGCGGCGTAGCCCGCTGTCGGTGCTGTCGAAATCGCGGTAGCGCTCGATGAGGTCCGCCTTGACCGTGCATTGCACGGCGCGCCGGTACAGCATCACCAGGCGGTTTTCGCCGTCGATCGTGCCGGCATCGGGCACGTCTGCCAGCTTCGTGACGCCGGTCGCCTGGTGGGCCGCCTTGAACGCCGCGAGGCGCCGGTTGATCGCGCTCATCGCGTAGCGCGCGGCGTCGCGCAGGCGCTCTTCGGTCACAGTGCCGTCGAGGCGGGCGACCGCGCGGAGCTGCGTCATCGACAGATTCGGGAACCAGCCGTCGTTGGCGATGGCATCCGTTTCGGACGTGGCCGCGGTCGGTGCGGTGGCGACGAAACCGCTCATCTGCTCCCCTGGTAGATGCGGCGGTGGGGGGAGGAACCTCGGTGGAGAGAGGCCCCTCGGTTCCGCCCCGCCGCCGCGGCGCCGGTGGCGACTCGGTCAGCCGGAGCCGGCCTCGGCCGGTGCACCGGAATCGCCCGGTGCGCCGGCGTTGGGCGCTGCGCTCACGGTTGTCTGGGTGTCCGCGCCGGACGACGCCGGCAGCGGGCTGTTCTTGATGCCGCGCTCGAGGCGCTCGAGCTCCTTCTTGACGCCGACGCGCTCGTGCAGCTGCAGGGCGCGGAGGAAGTGCGAGCGCGCGGAGTACGCGTGCGCGAAGGCTTCGCCCGCGAAGGGCGGCTCGCCGGCGGCCACCATGCACGCCAGACCGAGCGCCTTGTGGAGCTTGGCGCGTACCTCGTCGGGCATGTCGTGCTCGCGGGTGAGCTGCTCGGTGCGATCGAGCACCGCGGGGTCGAAGGGGGCACCGGCGGCCAGCGCGCCGAGCGCCTGGTCGGCGATCTCCTCGGCGACCAGCGTGGCCGCGTCGCGCTGGTACTGGTCGGGCAGCACCAGCTTGTGCCGGAGCGCGTACTCCGCCACGTCGAGCGCGGCGTGGAAGTGGCCCACGTCGATGCGCCAGACCATCACCGTCATCAGCACGGCATCCTGTCCGCCGCGGCCCGCCTCGAGCACGCCTTGCACCCACGGCTCGTACTCCGGGAGCAGCTGCCGCTTGATCTCGACCTTGCGCTCGATGGACTTCACCTCCTTCAGACGGCGCTTGTCCTCCGCGAGCTTGGCGAGCATCAGCTCGTAGGCGTTGGCGTCGATCGGTTCGCCCTCCGCCGCCGAGGCCGAAACCTTGGCGGCGGTGACGCGCTGGTAGTGGCGGCGTGCGAGGGTCATGGCTTACGGCTGGATCTGGATGTTCTCGATCAGGCAGCCGGCGCCGAAGTCCTCAACGACGTAGGCGTCGTTGGAGGACTCGTAGTTCTCGATGCGGTCGCGCTTCGGGTTGTCGATGATGGCGCGGCGGCGCGCACCCTCCTGCCAGTAGATCGACAGGTTGTCGAGGCGCGTGATCAGAATCGCGTCGTCGGGCACGAACGGCACCTGCAACGCCGGGCGCCCGCCGACGCGCTTCTGGCTGATGATCAGGTCGCCGGCGAGCTGCTCGCTCGGCGCCTGGTTCGAGTTGACCAGCGGGAAGTACTTGTCGTGCAGGAGGTTCGCGCCAAGGATCGCCACCAGCTGCGTGTCCTGCCGGTACCACGGGTCGATCAGGTTGGCCACGGCGTCCATGACCAGCGCGTCGAGGTTGGCGTAGTCGGCGCTGGCACCGCCCACCTTGATGACGCCGGCCGTCGCGCCGTCCGCCATCACCCGCTCGGGGGCCTGCTCGCGGTAGTGCTGCAGCCAGCCCTTGTTGACGTCCTGCAGCAGCGGGTTCGCGGTGCGATCGGACGTCGCGGCGCGGCTGGTGCCGTTGAAGCCGATCATGATCCGGTCGAGCGCCTGACGGCGCACGATCGCGTCGCGCACGCGGGTCTGGAAGTCGGGGAACTTCGCCCACGCGTCCAGTTTCGCGTACGGGATGTACGTGTCGCTGTTGGTCTGCGTGCAGTCGTACGAGGTGCCGTCCAGCTGCGTCGGATCGACCGGGCTGCGGTCCTGCGCGGCAGTGTTCGTGGTGCTGGCGATCGGGCTGCCGATGCCGAGGCCGAGCTTCTGGCCCTTCTGCTCGGTGACGCCGACGATGTTGATGCGCTTCAGGAACTCCGAGCTTTCCTGCATGCGCGTCTCGAGGCGCTGCTGCACGGTCGGCGCGACGGAGAACTTGACGGTGGCGTCCTGGACCTCGTTGATCTGGGCGATCTGGGCGAGCAGGGCGTTGTACAGCGTGCGGGTGGTGTTGCGCATTGCGTGCTCCGGGGAAGGCGGCGGGGGCGTTCGGTTCGTGCGGTCAGCAGTCCGTCGTGACGGCGGCACCGGATCCCGTCGCCGGCGGGCGCGGGGGGTCGTTGCGCGGCGTGTGATCGAGCTTGCCGGTCAGGTCGGCGATGGCCTTCTCGTGGTCGCCTTTCAGCGCGTCCAGACGCGCGGAGAGCGATGCCAGCTGCGCGGCGAACTCTTCATGCCGCGCCGTTACCCCTGTCGCCAGGTGCTCGATGGCCGCGCGCACGTCGGCGAACCGGGCGTCGTCGCCGCCCGAGCGCCGCGAGAACATCTCGCGCACGAGGGAAAGCAGGGACGGTTCCGGCGCCGGCTGCTCCTCCTCCAGTTCGATCGCGGCTTCCTCGGCGACCGTGAAGACGTTGCCCGGCGCCTGCTTGCGCGCGGCGAACGGGTTGGCCTCCGGGTGCTTGGCGGCGAAGGCGAGCACCTCGGTACCGAGGCTCGCGGGGCTGTCGGTGATGCCGAGGCCGACGAGATACGCCTGGCCCGAGCCAGCGAAGTCGGGGTTGACCTCGATGCTGGAGTAGATCTTCTGGCCGGCGGCGACCAGCTTGACCATCTCCTCCGTGGGCTCGATCTGGGCGAACAGCGCCAGGCGCTTCTCGCCGTCGATCTCGACCTCCTCGGTCTTGACCGCAACGACGTCGCCCATCGCGCGGAAGCCCCATTCCGGGTTCAGGCCGCGGATGTGCTCGATGAAGACGCGCGCGCCGTACTTCTGCGGGTTGTAGCTCTTGGCAATCTCGGTGAGCCAATTGCGCTCGATCTTGCGGCCATCGGTGGTGGCGCCTTCGACCGCTACGCGGAAGAACTTGGACTTGCGTTTCATCGATGCAGCCTTTGACGGTGCGGTGACGGTGTCGGGGCGATGCTCGGCGTCGCTGCGCGAGTGCATCAACCCGGCCGCCCTGTAGAAGCCGATCGCACAGTGAGCGCGCCTCAGGCGCTTTGATCGTGCGGCCTAGGCTGCCGCCATGTTCCTGACGGCGCCTTCCCTCGATGAGCGACGAATCGCGCGCAGCCTCTACTGGCAGGGGTGGCGCGTGTCTGACATCGCCGAGCACCTGGGGCTGCCGCGCACGACGGTGGAAAGCTGGAAGCAGCGCGACCACTGGGACGATGCGCCGGCGATCGCGCGGGTGGAGTCCTCGCTCGAGGCGAGGTTGATCCAGCTGGTCGCCAAGGATCCGAAGAGCGGAAGCGACTACAAGGAAATCGACCTGCTCGGCCGGCAGATCGAACGTCTCGCGCGCGTTCGGCGCTACCAGCAGCCAGGCGGGAACGAAGGCGACCTTAACTCGAACATCGAGCGCCGCAATGCCGCGCCGAAACGCAAGCCCGTCCGAAACGCCATCGACGACGAGCAGCAGGAGCGGCTTATCGAACGCTTCGAGGATTCGCTGTTCGCATACCAGCGCGTGTGGCGCCGAAACGCGCTGACCGAGCGCATCCGCAACATCCTCAAGTCGCGCCAAATCGGCGCGACGTGGTACTTCGCGCGCGAGGCGCTCGTCGATGCTCTGGAGACGGGGCGAAACCAGATCTTCCTCAGCGCCAGCAAGGCGCAGGCCCACGTCTTCCGGCAGTACATCGTGCAGTTCGCGGCCGAAGAGGGCGTCGAGCTGACCGGCGACCCGATCGTGCTCCCGAACGCCGCGACGCTGTACTTCCTCGGGACGAATGCACGAACGGCGCAGAGCTACCACGGAAACCTGTATTTCGACGAGTACTTCTGGGTCTACAAATTCCAGGAGCTGCGCAAGGTCGCCAGCGGCATGGCGATCCACAAGAAGTGGCGCCAGACCTATTTCTCGACGCCGTCGAGCATCACCCACGACGCCTACCCGTTCTGGAGCGGCGAGCTGTACAACCGCGGTCGCCAGAAGGCGGACCGCATTTCGATCGACGTGAGCCACAGCGCGCTGGTCGGCGGTCGGCGTTGCGCGGACGGCCAGTGGCGGCAGATCGTGACGGTCGAGGACGCTGTGCGCGGCGGCTGCGACCTGTTCGATCTCGACCAGCTGCGGCTGGAGTACAGCGCGGACGAGTGGGCCAACCTGCTGATGTGCCAGTTCATCGACGACACCGCGTCGGTGTTCACGCTGGCCGAGCTGCAGCGGTGCATGGTCGACAGCTGGGAAGCGTGGGACGACTTCAAGCCGTTCGCGGGGCGGCCGTTCGGCAACCGCGAGGTGTGGCTCGGGTACGACCCGGCGATGTTCGGCGACAGCGCGGGCTGTGTCGTGGTCGCGCCGCCGGCGGTACCGGGAGGGAAATTCCGCCTACTGGAGAAGCACCAGTGGCGTGGCATGGACTTCGCCGGCCAGGCAGAGCAGATCCGTCGGATCACGCAGCGCTACCGCGTGACCTACATCGGCATCGACGACACCGGTGTCGGCGCAGGCGTGTACCAGCTGGTGCTGCAGTTCTTCCCCGGCGCGCGGCGCATCACGTACTCCGTCGAGGTGAAGAACCGCCTCGTGCTGAAGGCGAAAGACGTCATCGCCAGCGGCCGCCTCGAATTCGACGCCGGCTGGACCGATGTGGCGCAGGCGTTCCTCTCGATTCGCAAGACGATGACCGCGAGCGGCCGCCAGTCGACCTTTGAGGCGAACCGCAGCGAAGAAACCGGCCACGCCGATCTGGCGTGGGCAACCATGCACGCGCTCGACAACGAACCGCTGGAAGGAAGTGCCGGGCGCAACAGGACCGTAATGGAGATCTACTGATGAACCCGATTGACGCCGAAACCGAAACTGGCGCACGCAAGGCCGGCATCCAAGCCTTCAGCTTCGGCGATCCGGTGCCGGTGCTCGATCGCCGCGAGCTGCTCGACTACGTCGAATGCCTGGACAACGGCCGGTGGTTCGAGACGCCGATCTCCTTCGATGGTCTCGCGCGTGCCTTCCGCAGCAGCCCGCACCACAGCTCCGCGATCTTCGTGAAGCGAAACATCCTCGTGAGCACGTTCAAGCCGCACCGGTTGCTGTCGCGCGACCAGTTCGCCCGCTTCGCGCTCGACTACCTGGTTTTCGGCAACGCCTATCTGGAGCGGCGGAACGCGATCAGTGGCCGGCCGATGCGGCTGGTGTGCTCGCTCGCGAAGTACACGCGCCGCGGTGTCGAGCCGGGGCGCTATTTCTTCGTGCAGGGGTGGGGGAAGGAGCACGAGTTCCAGCCCGGCAGCGTGTTCCACCTGCTGGAGCCCGACATGCATCAGGAGATCTATGGTCTGCCGGAATACCTGAGCGCCCTGCAGGCCGCGCTGCTGAACGAGAGCTCGACGCTGTTCCGGCGCAAGTACTACATCAACGGCTCACACGCGGGCTACATCCTGTACATCAGCGATCCGTCGCAGAACGAGGAAGACATCAACGCGATCCGCGAGGCGCTGCGGGCATCGAAGGGGCCGGGGAATTTCCGCAACCTGTTCCTCTACAGCCCGCAGGGCAAAAAGGACGGCGTTCAGGTGATCCCGATCAGCGAGGTGGCCGCACGGGATGAGTTTCTCGGTATCAAGAACGCCACCCGCGACGACATTCTCGCGGCTCACCGCGTGCCGCCGGCTCTGCTCGGCATCGTGCCGACCAACACCGGTGGCTTCGGTGCGATCACGCCGACGGCCGCGGTGTTCGTGAAGAACGAACTCGAACCGCTCCAGCACCGCTTGCGCGAGGTCAACGACTGGATCGGCGAGGAGGTCGTGCGCTTTGAACCTTACGTGCTCCCCGGTGGGCCCGGCAGCACCGGGGATCAAAAATAAACGGGGAGGGCGTTGCCCTCCCCAATAGGTGCCGATGCCTGTTACGGAGGCGAGCAGCATGCCCCGCAGATGTCGTCGCAGCACTCAATGGCGCCACAGCAAGTCATCGTGCGTCCGCTGCCGTCCGAGCAAGGGGCGCTGCAGCAATTCTCCTTGCCGGGGCAGGGCAGCGATGGGCAGTTATCACTCAGCGTTGTGGGTTCATCAGCAGTAAGTGCGCCGCACTGTCGAAGGTTCTTGCTTTCGGCACCGGCGACGTACTTCTCCGTCGCGCGCACGTCGATCCGCAGGGAGCCAAGCGGCGACTCGAGAGTGGTAGAGCCCGCTTGTGACTCCGCGACCTTCATCGACGGCTCGGCCAGAATCACCCAGGCGCCGGCGATGCGCTCGACCACCACGGCGTTGAACTGCACCACCTTCGTGCCGTTAGCGAGCTTGCCAGCCGGCGACGCTGTCACCTGCACGCGCAAGCTCCCGTCTCCTGCTTTCTCCGTGAGGGTCACTCGTGCCGGCTTCCCGAACAGCACGGTCACCTTCGGGGTCGCTATGACCTTCCCGTCGCGAACAATGGCTAGCTCGACCTGATACGTGTTCGCCTGCTGCCGTGAGCTGGCGGCAGCCGCGGCCGGCTGTGTCGCCTGGATGCCCCCTACGAACACTAGCGCACAACCCAGCACCGCACTACGCGCGATCTCCTTGATGTGGTTCCACCGCAT